GGTCGTCATTCCGCACCTCCGATGTAGAGGTTGAACTTGCGGTCCTCGTCGGCGGGGTCGGCGATCTCGATCAGGCTCATGGCCTCGAAGACCCACACCGGCTTGCCCCGGCTGTTGCGCTCGCAGGTCATCTGCACGCAGACGCCCTCCGGAATAGGCACGAGCTTGGGCTTGAGGGACCGCGCGGGCGGGCACTTGGGGAGCACACCGGGCAGCTCGCACACCGGCCCCAGCCCGAGCAGGCCGCCAAACCCAGAGCCGGGCTCCGAGTCGTTCATGTGATGGGCCTCGAAACGGTTGATCGCCAGGCGCGTGGGGTCCTCGCCGCCGCTGGGGGCCTGCGAGGTCAGGCCGTTCTCGACCGGCACATAGCGCAGGTAGTCCGGGCTTCCGGGGTTGCCGTCGATCTGAGCCTCAACCCACGGGTAGCGCCAGCGGTTGCGTTCGGTGGGGATCGGCTGGGCCGCGCCGAGGATCGCGGTGATGCGCCCGGGCGAGGGACGACCGAGTTCGATCACCGCCCACTTCTCGCCGGTGCCGTCCTCCTTCCACAGGATCGGGATGCCGCCCATCGGCGTGCTGGCCAGGACCGTCTCCTCGGCCGCGAGCTCGCAGGTCGTGTCCGTCTCATTGGTGATGTAGACCCGAGCCGTCGTCACACCAGTGAGCACGCACGGGCCGAGGGCGTTGGGCTTGATCGGCTGGAGCGCTACCGCGAAGGCGAGCGTGTCGGACTCCTCGGTGGCGACATCGCCAGTCAGTGGCGTGCGGCTGTGGAAGGTCCGCTCCTGGTCGTCCTCGCCCGGCTCGACCAGCACGCCGGTGATCGCCAGCGCGTGGTGCGGCTCGATCAGTTCGCTCGAGTCATTGCGGACGAGCACCACGCCGATGCCGCGCTGGGCCGACTCGACGAGCGGCCCGGCGACGGCCTGGCCGCGACCCTGACGCGAGCGCAGATCGACCGCCGCATCGACGAACGCGTTGTACGCGCCCGCGGGGATGCGGAGGGGCTGGCCGGAGCGGACTTTGCGGAGGTCATCGGGCATGGTGTGTGGGGGTCAGATTCCGAGTGCTCCGAAGTTGGCCTGGTCGTACACGCGCTCGACGTACGCAGCGATGGGTTTCTTGATGATCGCGCCGGAGCCCGAGTCCTCGGCGTCCGCGTAGCGAACCCACAGGTACTCCCACCCCTTCTTGTTGATCCCGGTGACGGGGCCGACGGTCAGGTTGGTCTGGTTGGGGCTCGCCGCAAAGCGGAAGGTGATCTCCCAGTCGTCATCCGGGCCGTCGCCGCGCTTGGAGCCCGTCGCGCCGAGGAACAGCACCTCGCCCGCCGTGAACCCGCGGAACGAGCCCGCGTTGGTCTTGCCGGTGCACGAGAAGATCGCGCCCTTGTACGACGCGGTGACCTGCGCATCGGTGAAGTAGTGCGTCTCGGAGAACTGGTAGACCGGGACCGTGATGTCCACGCCCTCGACGCCGTCGGCGGTGACGCCGATCGCGCCGCCGAAATCTGGCGCGGTGGTGCCCGGCGCTGGGCGGCGCTGCATGGTCTGCAGGCTCTGGGTGATGTGCTGGGTGCCGCCGCCGGTCTCGAAGGTGAACGACGACTCGCTGGGCGTGCTCGTGCCAGTGGAGGCGTTCTGGCTGTAGCGGACGGTCACGTCCCACAGCTGCGGGCCGATGGGCTCGATCTGGATGGTCTGGCGCGGGAGTGTGTCGTATGTCGCCGGTGAGGCCGCTTGCGCTGCGGTGCGGGCCGCGAGGTCGTCGGCCGTGCCGCGCACGATGTAGCCAAGCTCGGCAGAGGACTGCGAGGCTTGGTTCGCCTTGGTGGAGCGGCGGCTCTCGAACTTTTCAAACACCTCGACCGGCACGAACGACAACCTCCTTTCGTTGGGGAATCAGGCGAACCGCAGTCCGTTGTCCAAGCTGGCATCCAACAAACGCTTGGTGTTGCGGGCGGTCTGCTCGGTGGCGCTGGCGGTGCGCTCCGCGGCATCGCCACCGGTGCCGAGGCCCGAGACGGCCGCGGAACTGAACGTGCCCGTGACGCTGATGCCCTTGCCGATGGCCGCGCCGAGTCCCGAGAGCCGGTCCTCGAAGTCAGCCAGCAGGTCCCGCTGCGGGCGACCGGGCCCCTTCTCGGCGTCGGCGGCCTCTCGCTTCTTGCGAGCCTCCTCGATCGCAGCCGCGAGTTTCTGCTTCGCAGCGTCCAGAGCGGCCTGCGACTCGGCGAGTCCTGCGGCCGTGTCCTTGCGCAGGGCCTCCTGGGCGTTCTCGAAGTCTTGGCCGATGCCCGCGAGCGTCGCTTCGTGCATCGCGGCGGCGTCGCGGCGCTGGGCTTCGCGTTCCTTATCGCGTGCGGTCACGGACTGCTGAGCCGCGTTCTCGAGTTCGACGAGCCGGGACTCGAGTTGCTGGTCCACTGCCTTCTTGGCGGCGTCCACGTCGAGCCCGTCATCGAACAGCCCCTGGATCTCCAGCATCCGCTTGGCGACCCAGCTCGACGCCTCCTCCCAGATCATCTGAAAGCCCGTGGCGAAGTTGGTCCAGGTCTTTGACAGGAAGGCAGTCGTCTCGATCCACGCGACCTCGAGCGCGTGGAACACGATCTCCGCGGCGGCGAGCGCCCCGTACCACATGGAGTACGCCGTGGAGACGAAGAACTCCTTCGCGCCCAGCCACGCCTTATTCAGCGCCGCGACGCCCTGCTGCCAGATGACCCTCAGCGACAGCCACAGGATCTCGGCGGCGAGTGCGATGTCGCCGACGGCGAGAGCGTCGGAGATGCCGCCGACCACCTTGCCGACCCAGTCGCGCAGCTCGGTGAACTTCTCCGCGAGCCATGACAGCGCCTCGCTGCCCGCGCCGGTGACGACCAGCAGTGTGCCGCCGAGCGCCACGATCGCGGCGATTGTCAGACCCACCGGAGTGAGCACAGCGCCGATCGCGGCCCCGATCAGGCTGAACGCCGTACCGATCCCGCCGATGACGGCGGCCACGATGCCAAGCGCCGCGCCGATGCCGGAGATGATGTAGCCCAGGCCGACGATGGCAATCCCCGCGACGGCGACCGCCGCCGCGACCTTGAGCGCCCAGACGACGGTTTCCTTGTTCGCCTTCACCCACGCCGTGGCGCTCACGACAATGCGGGTGATCCGCTCGGTCAGGTCCTTGATGGTGGGTGCGAGCGCCCCGCCGATCGTGAACACGCCCTGCTTGAGGACCTTCCAGAGCGTGCCCAGCGCATCGTTGAGTTCCGCGGCGTCGCGGGCGGTTTCCGTGCTCACCGTCAGCCCGAGCTTGCGGGCCTGCTCCTGCATCTCGTTGATGCCCGCAGCGCCGTCGGCCATCAGCGGAAGAAGCTTGGTCCCGGCCTTGCCGAAGAGCTCCATCGCCATCGCGGCCCGGAGCGCCGGGTCTTGGATCTGTGAGATCCGGTCGGCCAGCAGCTTGAACTGCTCGTCAGGAGAGAGCTTCGCCAGGTCCTGCACGGTCAGCCCAAGCCGGCCGAGGGCTTCGTTCGCACCCTTCGAGCCCTGCGACGCCTCCGTCAGCGTCTTCTGCATAACGCGGAGGCCGTTCTCCAGCGTCTCCATGTCCGTGCCCGAGAGGTCGGCAGCGTAACCGAGCTCTGACAGGGCCTCGACACTCACGCCCGTGCGGGCGCTCATCTTGTCGAGCGCATCGCCCGAGTCGCTGAACACCTTCGCGGTGCCGAGTAGCGCCGTGACCGCCGCGACCCCGATGCCCGCCATCTTGGTACCGATGGACCGCAACCCCTCGCCGAAGGCCTCGAGCTTCTTCTGGGCCGCCTTCAGGCCAGCCGACAGCTTGTCGCTGACACCCAGCTCAACGAAGGCTCGCCCTGCTCGGATGCCACGGGTGTCGGCCACGGTGAATCAGCCCTTCCTGACGGAGTTCCGCCACAACAGCGGCAGCTTGGGCCGCTTCTTCTCCAACGCCGGAGCCATGTACGGTCGCGGCGCGATCTTGACCTTCTGCGACGTGAGCTTGCCATTCCTCCGCCGGAGCACGACGGTGTCACCGCCGTACTCGAGCACGCTCGGTGCGGTGCTCTTCTTGAAGCCCACCGGACCGACGACGACCGAGTCGTTGGCCCTGTCGTACCCGAAGAGGATCAGCCGACGAAGGCTGCCCTCGTGCGAATGGGGCGGGGCCCCGGGAGGAGCCGACCCCTTGCGTTTGCGGATGCTCGTCTTGGCCGCCGTGCGGATGAACGCGCCGGCCTTGCTGAGCACCTTCCGCTTGGCGTTGTCGACCGCCGCGATGACGACGTGGCGGTCGAAGAACATGTCCTTGAGCCGCATGGTGATCACGCGCCGCTCCCCGCCCCCCCAACCGGACCACCATTGCCACCGCCGGTGCCGGCGATGGTGCTGCCCTTCTCCAGGCCCTTGTTGAACGATGCCTCCTTCTCCTTGCGGAGACGACCGGACCCGATGAACAGACCGACGATACCGGTGAGTGCCGGAAGCGCCGGCCCGAGCACGGGCAGCCCCGCGACGGTGGGGCCCACGGTGTCGAGGGCAGAGAGCGTGAGCTGACCGAGCAGCCCGCGGATCTCGCCAGCCTTCTCGATGTTGCCCTTCCACTGCGCGCCGGTCGTCTGCGTGAGGTTGAACCAGTTCTGGTACTCAACCTCGGCCTCGTTGAGGCTCAGCGTCGACGGCAGGCCGGTGGTCTGCTGGATCGTGTTGGGCGTCTTGACCTTGACGATGTCGCCAAGGTCGAGCCCGGCGCACGACGCGAGCACGAGCGCCAGCAGGATCAGGGCACCGATGTAGACGTAGTGGCGGGTGGACAGGCTCTTCATGCGCGAGTCTCCTTGGCGACCTCCGGCATGCGGCGGTCGATGAACACGTCTTTGAGGACCGACACGTCAACCCTGACGGGACGGGCGGGCTTGTTGAATGGGTCGAAGTCCGATGGCTTGAGCAGGCGGGATCGCTTGGGATCGCGGGCGGTGTTGGCCACCACGGACATGACGGCGGCGGCGATCGACCAGTCGTGGCGCTGGCGGCCGTCGAGCATGGCGACCAGCTCCCGCAGCGTCAGGGGCCCGGGTTCGAGGCCGAGGGCTCCGGCGCACTGGTAGATGAACTTCCAGGCATCAGTGGCTCGGGGACCATCCGGTTCACGAGCCTGTCCAGCTCGCTCTCGCTGGTCAGTTTCTCGATCCGCTTCTCCGTCAGGTCGCGGGCCTTGTCCAGCACCCGGTTGGTGGCTTGGAGCACCCGCCCGAGGTTGGCCCGGTCCCTCGGGCTCGGGCAGAAACTGATCAGCTCATCCAGCACCGCCTGCGTGGCGGCCTCGATGGCGTCGCCCGCCATCGCCTTGCCGAACTCCTCGTCCGACACCTTGGCGGCGTCGGCTTCGGGCTTGCACACGGCGTACACCACGTCGCACAGCAGCACCGGGTCGCGGATGAGCTTCTCGATGAGCGTCCCCTCGATGACCTGCATGAGGTCGACGCCCGTAAGCCCGCGCACGCGCTTGAGCGTGGCGACATTGATGTCCACGGTCCAGGTCCGACCCGCGTTGTCCTTGAACTTCCGCATCCGTGCCTCCGTGTTTAGCTGCCGATCCATGAGGGCGCCGTGGTCGAGTACGTCACCTTCGCCGTTACCGAGACCGTGATGGCCTCCTCGAGGGCTTCGCTGCGGCTGAAGTTGGTGATCGAGAAGTCCGCTTGCAGGCCCTGACCCGCGGCTGCGTCGAGGATCTGCAGGCCGATGGGGTCGTTGTTGAAGAAGGCGTTCTTGATGGCGGTGAACCCGGCGTCGCCGGTGTCCCAGACCATCTCGAACTCCACGCTCGCCTCCTTGAGGGTGGCGACCGTGGCTCGCCAGCCGTTGTTGGCCCGCGTGGTCACGTCCGCCTCGCCCGCTTCGAGGTTCAGCGTCACGTCCCGCGTGTTGCCGAGTGCCGTCCACGCCCCCGCGCCTGCCTGCCCGCCCGTCTTGTACTTGAGGGCGGCCTCCATGCCGAGCCTGATTGCCATCACTGACTCCTTTCACTCGGCGCTGTGGCCGACCACGAAGACCATCTCACCGCCCTTGCTCTTGACCAGCACGTCCGCCAGGTTGACCCGCTCGAAGTAGTACTGCGTGCCCGGAGCGACCTCGATGGGGTCGGACTTGCCGTCGGTCAGCAGCAGGTCCTGCGTGTTCTTGTGCGACGCGGTGAGCGTGAAGGTGGCGATCGTCTTCTGGGTCGCCAGCGGCTTGAGCTCGTCGGTCATCGCCACGCTGAAGATGATCGTGTTGCGCATGGCTACTTCCGCTCCCGGTAGGTGACGCTCAGGACGCTCGTGAACACCCGGTGCTGTTCGAGCGCTTCGCTCGACACCACCGGCTCGTGGCTGATCCCGACCCATGCCGCTTCGGCGAAGCCCTCCAGCCTCTTGAACCGCAGGTGGTCCGCGATGGCCTCGACCAGCGAAAGCAGCTCGTCGATCGCGGCGTCCGCTCCATCGGCGGGAAGCTTCTTCTGCACGCCGACGTCGATGACGTACTCGACGGCCAGGCTGTCGCGGGTCACCGGCGTCATCTGCACCGTGCGCGGCACCACCGACACGCGGAGGTCCTTGAGGTCCTCCAGCGTGAACGCGGGTTGGAACATCCGCACGGCCGTGAGCGGCTGCGAAAAGGTGCCGGCGTTGATGTGCGCCGCGACGGCATCGGCAATGGCGGTGATCGTGCTCACGGGCCACCTCCGATGACGGGCGAGCCCGTTGTCGGCACGCTCTGGCGCGGCGAGTTGGAAGTCAGCCCGGAGAGCTTGCCCTCGAGGAACCAGATCTTGCGTTCCATCTCGGCGTACTGAGCGCGGATGCTGCGGGCCTCGCCGATGAACTCGTCGAGCCGCTTCTCCACCTGCTGGAGCTTGGTGGT